CGTGATAATCGTTCCCGGGGATACATTCATTCCGGATTCACCATGAGCGTGAGATTAGGTTTTACTGGTTTTACTGCTCTTGATATGGCGGTTATAGCACAAAATACAGAAATTGTAAGATTGTTACTGGCGAAGGGTGCTCATACTAAAAAACGCGGAAGCGGTCCGCCAATAAATGCTCTCATTTGGGCAAGTAGATCAGGCAACGAAGAAATGGTAAGAATGTTATTAGCTAAAGGAGCTGATGTGGCTGCTTATGAGTCAACCGACTCGTGGGTAGGCTCTAATCCTGTGGATGATTATAATAGTACGGCTCTCGTAGCAGCTTGTTGGAACGGACATAGAGAAATAGCGAGATTGTTACTAGAGAAAAGGGCTAATATAGAACAAATTGCTTCTCATCGTTGGACGCCTCTACTTGCGGCATGTAGGAACGGACATATACACGTTGTAAGATTGTTACTAGAGAAAGGGGCTGATAAAAAAAAATCGGTTTACTTCCGATCGTACGGCTTGAATGATCCTTCGGGAGACCAAACACCTATTTCAGTGGCTAAAAAACACGGACATAACAATATTGTAAAATTATTAAAAGGACAACCAATTGGCCCTCCTACCCCTCCTATCCTTGCTCCGTGTATGACTGATGAAGAGTATAAGACGTGTGATAAACAATATAGCAAAGATGATAAAAGATATAACGAAGATGATAAAGCTATTTGTGGTATTACGCAAGATGAACTAGAACGAAAAAATGCTGTTAAACCAGATGGACCGAATAACGTTTGTTTTGAACGTGAACAATTAGCAACATGGTTAGACATCAATCCAATCCATCCAATAACAAAAGAACCTATAAATAAAAAATGGAGAGATAAAAATTTGATAATTATGCCTGAAGGTGAAGAACAATGCAAAGAAAAAGCAGTTGTTGCCCAAAAAGTAGCACCAACTCGAAAAAAAGTAGCACCAACCAGAAAAAAAGTAGCACCAACTATTGCAGCTAGTAGTTCTGGTACTAGTGCTGCGCCACTAACAATAACCTCTCCGCCGGGAACGAGAAGAAGTGCGAGAATTTCTGGTACTAGTGCTGAGCCACCGGGAACGAGAAGAAGTGAAAGAATACGAACACGAGAAGAAAACAGAGGCGGAAAAAGAAAAACGAGAAAAACTCGCAGAAAATAATTACGTAAAACAAAGAAGAAGAAATTCGTATATTATATATAATGAGTGACGATGAAAGTCCAAGAGTAGATGAACCTCCTTCAGATAACAGATATGTTGATGAGATAACAATGAAATTACTATCTAATCAATCGAGCTATGCAAAATATTTGTCTAAGACAGATACAATGAAATTTAAAGAACAACAACAATTTAAAGTGGATTGCGATAATTTTAAAGGAGATATATTATCCATGACGAGAGAATTACTAGCGTGTAGAGATAATGATTATGGGTCAGATGTGAATGATGCTTTTAATAATTATGCACGTATTCTGGTTCGTCATTTAGAAGTAAAAAAAAATTCGGATGAAAATCAACGAGAATATGAGAAAGAGGATGATGATGATGAAATATTTCCTCATTCAATTGATAATAAACCAAAAAAATATTTCGGTAAAATGAATACACTTGATTTATTTTTACAAAAAAAATAGTATAAATATTATATAAATGGGGAAAAAAAGTATAAAAGACAAAAAAAGTATAAAAAAAAAGGCAAAAGGGAAAACAAAACGAAAACAATATAAAATGAATTGCAATCCTGGTGCAAAATCCATTGTAAAAGGGAGTTGTTATACGTCGGATGCGTTAACTCATATAAAGGATGAGTATAATAAATCTCATCAAGATAAAATACAAACAAGTGATGCAAAAGAAATATGGGACAGTTTAAGAAAAAGATTAACAGAATGTCCAAGAGAAGATTGTTGGTTAAAACAGATAAAAGACGACGAAACGCGTAGGCAATTAGACGAAGTGTTATTTGCTCCAGACAGACCAAATGAATGGGATAATAATCCTGTGTCTTGGTTATCGAATTATGATATAGCATCCGTTTTAAGACAATATGAAAAGTCAAACCCAGAATTTAAACTTCTTGGACCTTCTGCTATAGATTATGATACAGTAATAGACGATGGTAAATGTGTATGGAACGATCTTTGTCGTTTATCATTGGAAAATTTAGTGCGTAGAAAAAAACGAAAATTAGGTGTGATATTTAATTTAGATGATCATGATGGACCAGGCACTCATTGGGTATCAATGTTTGTAGATTTAGACGAAAAAATAATATTTTATTATGATAGTGCATTAAATGCTGTTCCTCATGAAGTATCAAAATTAAAGAGGGAAATAATGAAACAAGGAAAAAATTTAGAACAACCTATACATTTTGATTATATGCAAAATGATGTATCACATCAATCAACAAATACCGAATGTGGCATGTATAGTCTTTTCTTTTTAATAACACTTTTAACGAGAAAATTAGATACACGGATAAATCGTGAATTATATGGTGGTGGTTATAAAAAGAAGGATTTTTTTCAACTTTTACAAGTATTTAATGAACCAGGATTAAACGATGAAATGATGATGCGTTTTAGAAGAAAATATTTTAACAAAAAATAGTTTCTACATTTAATATAAATGGGTAAAAATATAAAAACGAAAAAAAATAATACAAGAAAATATAAATCAAAACGTCAACAAACAAAACGTAAACAAACAAAACGTAAAAGAGGGGGTAAATATCGTAAACAAGAAGTGCATGCTAATTTCGGACGTCAACATACAAACCCGGATATTAAAGGTGTAGTCCGTATATTAAGTGGCCCTACAACAGATACATCAGATGGTTATGTTAGTAACTTTGTCGCACAATCAGCCAAAGAAGTAGAAGAACAATTCGCAGTAATGCTTTACGGTGTACCTGCCTCTCGCACAAAAAAAAAAGTAATAATGTTTGAATATAATGATAATGACGCACCTTTAGAACAAGGTTCCACAAAATCTGTGCAACAATGTAAAAAACCCTCACAGAACAAAATAGAAAAAGATAAAAAATAAATAAAAGAATAATAATAATATAAATATTATATTATTATTTATATTAAATGAACCTTTATACTTTACCGGAAAATCAAAAATTAATTTGGGATACAATTTCCAAAGTGCCTCATTTTCGACAAATGCTACACCAGGATCCAAAAAAATCAGAAATTTGGTTTAGAGAGATCATCCAAATGTATTATAACAAGAATAACAAAAATGTGGTTAATAAAAACACATTGTCTCTTTTAAATAAAGAGACCGTTCGTTACATGTTACATACTCTAAAAAAAACACCTGTTCAACCTGAACCTATTCAACCTGCATCGTTTCAAGAAGGATATCAAAATAGTATGATATCCGGATCTTCGTTTCAAACCAATTATTCTACTAGTATTGAACCAAATACAAATGAAACGCGTAATTTTATTTTAGATCAAAAACAGCAGCAATTAAATAATGATTTTCAAATGCGACAAAACGAGTATAGTAGTATATTTGAAAAACCAAAGGTATCTGAAATTGATTTTCGGGAGAATATTGACGAAGATAAACCCATTGAAAATATGGACGAATTACTTAAAAGACAAATGACGGAACGCGAGTATGATATTCAAAATATAAATAAACCAGGTTCAATTGAAGAAACCCAAGATGTGAATATATCAACAGATGTCGTTGAATTAGAAAAACCAGAAAAAAAAGTATCATTTAGCGATGAAAACAATTATGATGTTAAAATAGATAAATTAAACAAAAAAATAGATAAGTTTATTACAGAATTTACACTACAAATTACAGATATACAAGCTGAAATACTAGAAATAAAAAATTTACAAAATACAACAAGTGAGAATGAAACTATTACAAATGCAGAAAAAATCATATTAAAATTAAGAAAGATAGAAAAGCCTACTGAAAATGATAAAAAATTAAATAAACAAGTAAATTCATAAAATTGAAATAATATAAAAACATATACTATATTTTAAATAAATTACAATGCAAAATATAGTATACAAAGTTGGATCAAATTTGCCGGAAACCATTTTCGACAAAGAATTTGCAGACGGATATGGAACGTTATCGTTTGATATTCCGAATATTGAAGAAAAAAAAATAAATGAACCCTTATTATTTCATATTTATATAGATGTTTCAGGATCAATGTCGGAAATTATAGATTTTAAAAGCCACTGTTCAAAAATACAATTACTCAAACACATATTAATTAACATATTACATCATATTACAGAAAAGTGTAATAATATTTATATTCAAGTGAAAGGTTTTGACGATAATATTCACGATTATATAGACACAATAAAAGTAACAAAGGATAATATTCAAGAATTGCTTTTAAAAATCGAACACATTCGACCGCTGAACTCGACAAATATTGGCCTAGCATTACAGTCTTTAAATATAGATATTGATACAGAATATTTCGATATTCCTATTGAAAACAGAGTGGCTATTATGTTAACAGACGGTGAACCAACCACAGGTATTTGTGCGATTCGCGAATTAGTGGAAATAATATCCAAAAAATGTTCTCATCATTTTATCGCGTTAGGTAACAGACATAATGGTAAATTGATGCAACAGTTAGGACATAAAAATGTTTATACTACAAATTGGTTTGTAAGTGAGATTGAACACACCGGAAATGTATATGGTGAAATATTATTTAATGAAACGCACCGTGTATTAAGTGATGTAACAATAAAAGTATTAGGTGGAAAAATATATGATTTTAACCAAGGTATATTTGTAGATAAATTAGAATTAGGAACATTGTATGAAGAGACAACCAAAAATTATCATATATCAATTGAAGATGAAACTGAATTTAATATAATATTATCTGGTAAAAACATCATTGATCAACAAGAATTTTGCCTATCAGCCTATAAGCAATTTACAAAAGAAAATGATCTCGAAATTATAAAACAATATTTACGACTATATGCACAAAAACTAATGTTTAGTGTTAGACAAGACGCCATCCAGAGTAGTGATACGGTATTTGGAAAAATACATAGGTTTCCTCATAATATTGATTCAATGAAAACGGATGATCCTAATAATATAATTACAAATATTAACAAATTTTATGATTTTATAACAAAATATATGAAGGACAATGGATTAGAGATTGACGATTTTATGGTAGAATTAGTAAAAGATGTGAATGTTATGAAAAATAGTTTCGGAACACGAGACGGATATATGTATGTGTGTGCACGAGAAGACAGTCAAGGGCGTCAAACAGCATTTAATACAGCGTCTCGGTTTGAAGACGACTTAAGCGGCATTATGCCTCCAAAATTAGAAAGGTCAACAACAAGTGCATATACAACACCACTGAGATGTGAATTGATGAGAAACATTAGTGAAAATTGTTCGTCGCAATTACCCCACGCCATTCCACTAAATTTAAATGGGGGTTATAATTCACCCATTCCACTAAGTTTATCTAGAAGAGTAGGTTTATTCGCTCCAAATAAATTAGTGCGACAAACAACATTAAGTGTAGAAAATAACGGGGATGATATCGAAAGTGATTTAAACCTTGAGTAACTTTAATAATAATCTAATTATATGATATAACATGTCAACCTCCCTATGTAAAGGAAAACGCACATCTCAACCTAACCGTTGTAAAAAGGTAAAAGGTTGCAAAGTAGCAAGGGGCACTAAACGCACTTTTTGCCGCAAAAGACACAATAAAACTAGAAAAAATAAAAAATCATCAAAAGTATCAGGTGGAACACCACCTCGAACACGTCATGCTCATTACCTCGAAAATGTGGCGAGATATAGAAAAGAACATCCACCAACATCACCTAAAAAACCAAAAGTATACACTCCAACATCAATGACTACACGAAGAAAATCTAATTCATCGAAATAAGAGAACAAAACTGATAATCTTAAATTCGTAAATTTGATTCAATAATAATTTAGTAATATCTAGATTATTATTTCTTATTTTGTAAAAGTAAAAACGAAGCCATCACGTCTTTATTTTTTTCAGCATATTGCTCTGTTTGTATTTTGGCTTGATATTCTTTTCGCATCATTTGTTGTTGCATAGCTTTTTCTTGTTCTTGTAACATACGGTCGGCGTGTGTTTTTTCAATAGGATCATATGAATGTTGGCTACGTGCGCGGTTAAACTCTTCAACCGAACTATATGTTTGTATATTGTTAATATCTTTTTCACTAACAGCCAATACACTTTGGTCTCTATGAACCTTACGTAAATCATCAAATTTTAGTTTGCTAAATGGGTCACTAGTCATATATTTATTTTGATAATCATCCCCGTCTTCGTAAAAATTGTTACTGGTAGCGTTATCGTGGTTCATTGATTGAACACCAGCATAATGGATTAATCCATTGGATTGTTCTTTAATCCTTTGAAAATTATCATCCATTGTTTGTTTAGAGATTTTTTCTTGAGGAACATCAAAAACTGATTTTTCTTGTGCAAACCATTCATTTTGTGACGAGTTAGGTTTACGTCCCATTTGATTTGTTTCAAATAATTCATTAAATTTTTCTTGGAAATTCTCAGATTTCATGTCTCCCATAGTTTTTTTGATTTGTTTTGAAGTATTATCATCTTCATTTTTATAGTTAGGATTATAAGCAACATCATTTTGTTCTACACTGCGGTTTTGTCGATTTTGATTATCAAAAAATTGGACAATAACGTCAAATGCTTTCTTATAAAATAAAAAGTATTTTGGTTCTAATTTAGATTTATCTGGATGTAACATTAACACCTTACGTTTTGCTGTTTTTAAATTATCAATCGTGATATCATAATTGTGAAGATCAAATAAGCCTAATAATTCGTCCAAAGAGTATGATTGTATATTTAAATTATGAAGTGGTGCAGACATTGTTACTAAATAATTACTTACTATAAATAGTTTTAATAAATGAAATTATAGATTTTCACGTATAATATTTTGTATAATTTAATATCGAACCATAAATATATGGATAGGTCACCTAAACGTCGTCAAACCGGTGGGAAAAAGCGAGGCAAAAAGTTCAAAAAGTTTACAGAGAATGAGATGATAAATGAATATTATTATGAAAATTCACATAATAGTTTGAAAGAACAAAAATCAATGTATGAGAATATTCAACATTTATCACAAAACGAGAAGGATCTTTTTGAACAAAAGTTCGCTGTCCCAAAAACAAGGAGCCAAGAAATTTATGCTTCCATGCTTCGCAATAAAAACAAAAAAATTGTTATCGCTACTGGTCCCGCAGGCACAGGTAAAACTATGTTTGCTACGGAATTTGCTGTTAAGAATTTTTTACTTGGTAAATGTGAAAAATTAATTTTTACTAGACCATCTGTTTCTGTTGATGAAGACCTTGGATATTTACCTGGAACATTAGAGGAAAAAATGGCTCCCTGGGTTAGACCCATTTATGACATATTATATCAATTTATATCACCAAAAGAAGTAACCGAATTGTTAGAAGAAAAAATAATAGAAATATCACCTCTTGGATATATGCGTGGAAGAACATTTAAAAATTGCTGGGTTGTAGCAGACGAAATGCAAAATTCAACAGTATCGCAAATGAAGATGCTTTTAACACGTTTAGGAGAAAACTGTCGTCTTGTAATTACAGGTGATTTAGATCAATATGATCGCGCAGATGTTAAAAATGGTTTAGAAGATTTTTTAGAGAAATTTAGAAATAAACGATCTTCAAGTATTGGTAGTTTTGAGTTTGAAAATGAAGATATTCAAAGAGAAGAGGTAGTAAAAGAAGTATTAGATATTTATGGTAGTGAAACATTACCGGACGACTATTTATCGGTTATTCCAAATAACGAGAATAATGATAATAACGATAATAATGATGATGATTTATAAAACTATTATATTATCAGTTTATATATAATGGTTTTAACAAAAATTGGTAATTGGTTTGATAAAAATCTTGGACTATCGAAAATGATAGAGAGTAAGGTTGTGTTATATATTCTTGTAACTATAGGAATTCTTAATATTTATACCTATGCAGCAGAGGACGATTTTGTATATGCGGGTATTATGTTAATCGTAGGTTTTCTTTCTACTTTTTTTAATAAAAATATGATCGTCATTATTTTCACTGCAATTGTAATAACAAATTTAATACGTTTTGGTATGGAAGAATATAAAAATAGAGAGGGGTTTACCGGAGATTTAAGTCAATTGGATGCATTAATGAACCATATGACTGAGGATAAAGTTGAACAAACATCTCAAACTACAGAAAAAGATGCTACATCGAAAACAAGTGATACAAAAAAAACGAATGCTAAAAATCCCGACATTGGTATTGAATATGATTATGATAAAAATGCGAAATTGAACGATGATCCTACAAAACGTGATCTTGAAATCGATAAGTTTATTAAAAATTTAAACCCGAGTGGTATTTTACAAAAAATGGAAGTCGGATTTAAAACAGATCAAATCGACTTAGCGAAAGATAAGATTGATCTGGCGTTGAAACATACTGGAAAAATTGCGAATGAAGAGCAAAGAAAGGGGGTAGAAAGTCTATTGCAATTACAATTGAAAATGTTAAATCAATTAGTTACAATTAGTCCTTTAATTGAAGAATTTAGAGAAGTGGTAAAATTGCTCAAAGTATAAATATATTGTTAATGTACAAAAAAATCATTAATAATATATATACAATATAAATAACATATGGATTTCGTTGATCCCGCATTAAATGCAGTTGTTACCGCGATGAATGCTTTAGGTCGTGGTTTAAATATTGGTGAACTTGGCACATCTATAAGTAATTTTGCTACATCTACTATAAATATGGCTCGTGGTGTAGGACAATTTATTATGGGTGCTTTTAAAATTGCGCAAAATGCTATAATGACCATATTCAATGCTCTTGGATTAACTGCTCTATTCGCTTTCGCTATATCATTGGTTGTTATGTTGACCACTGGGGCAAAGTCGTGGTGGACAGGTTTTTCTGAACATTTAATTTGTGCAGGAAAACAATTTGGTTCTGGTTGGGAAAATCAGGGGATGATTATGGGTATATTAGCAAATTGCACATGGAGTAAATTTTTAACATTTTTAGATGGTTCTTGCACACGTTATTATATTGTAGATATGACGTTAGGTTTACTTTATGGAATTTTTATTGAATTACCCTTATTATTAATCCGAGCTATTTTTGGTATCGATTTACAAGTATTTGTAGATATTTTTTGGAATATATTTATTTTACCAATTGATTCCATTTTTTATGCATTATCTGGTTTTCATTTGGTAAAATGGGATAACGAAATAATTAAAAAATGTTATCGTTGCAAAGGCACATATACATTTACGAGTGGAACTAAAGTAACATTGCATAAAACTTGGGCTGAATGGGCTACATTAATGAATTGTAGCTTCGAACAAATTGTCCAAGGCTTTGTGCGTATTTTCACAACTCTTATACCTAGTAATAAATGGTGGGCTTGGGCCAATAGACGACATTTGCATCCTCCTGATTGGAACCCCAAATTTTTTGGTATGTAATTTATTTATGATTAACATTATTGTGTAGCATTATTATATAATAATAATGCCTCGCGGAGTAAAAAAAACGTGTATTCCAGGATTATTTTGCATTGAGAATATGACTATGTTTTTATTGTTTGTTTTACTGATTACAGTTGTTTATATGTATTATTCACATATCATTAAACCAAGTTTAGAAAAAACATCGACTACTTCTTTTTCACAACCCATTATAATTGCACCACCACGTAATACAGAAGTGGCTACACCTAATTTAGTTCCTATTCCCACCCGCACTACTAATCCCTTAACTGATGTAAATGCACCTCCGTTGAAAAATGAGAATGAAAGTTTTATGATGCCTATTAATATTAACACCAGAGGACCTGAACTTAATTATTCTCAAATGGGTATTTTAACACGAGAAAACGGAACAGATGATATGATATTACCTTTAATGGGTCGAAGAAGTTCGACCGGACGCGATAAACATCAATATTATACCATGTCAAATACGGCTGGTAATATTAATACAAAACTACCTGTTAGTTTAAAAGGACGTAGTTGTACATCTGATTTAGGTTGTGATGAAATATTCAATGGTGATAGCATATATGTAGAGGGATATAATGATACATTTCGTGCTACAATTTACGAGAATGCATTATATAAATATATACCTATGTAATAAAATCAAAGGTTAATACAAATGAATGATAAAAACGAACAAAAAAAAAGATGGTTTACAAAAAAAGAAGTAACTACTCCATTGGGAATATTAAATAAATTATTAGATTTAGAAGGCGATAAACGATTGCGACTTAAACCAACTGAAAAAAAAACCAATTTAGGAAAATCTAAGAAAACATCCCCAGAACAATTATCCGCAGAACGAAAAAAACGTGAAGAAGAATCAAAAAAACGACAAACAAATAGACAAGATGTAACAAAAAATGTCGATAATAAACAGATTGACGTTAAAACAAATGGTTCTATGGTTTTTCACGATATTGATCAGCAATATCAAGAAAAATTAAATTTCATTATACCTCAATTAAATGAAATATATCAAGCAATTAATAAAGAAAATAAGGGAGATACAGAAGAAAATGTGGTTCGCATTATAACAAAAGGTATGGAAGACGGCGAAACAACTATTGAGAGCCAAAAAAGCATATATGTCGATGAGTATATTCCACCAATTAAAGTATCTTAGGTAAACTTTATTATTTAGAACAATCTGATATGAATATATCTAATCCATTTATATATATCAAATATGACCGGATTTAATTTAACTAAATCACAAGATGGTACAAAATCAATAAAAATAAATTACTCCAAAATGGAGATTAATAATATTTTATCCGATAATAAAGACAAATATATTACTGGTAATTGTGAGCCTTCATCAACGTCTAATGTTACATTTGTAGAAAACAATGTTACTACTGAATACAAAGCAACCAAAATTTACATTGTAGGAAATGCGAACAACACAAAAGTTAATATGATTAATGGTGTGACAGCAAATGGTCAATTAATTATTCGTAATGAAAATGTGAACCGTGATAAAATTTTATTTATGTGTTTTCCTTTATACGTGGCTAATAGTTTACCAAAAAAAACACATATCGATCACATAATCCAAATAGGCACTAGCGGAACTACAAACACATCTTCTAGTGCTAATTTTGATGCAGATATATTCGCAAAAGAAGTTCCTAATTTGAAATATATTGATTATACTAGCAATTTAGGAAATAGCGCAAAAGTCGTTACATATGGTGCACCTATTTATATATTGTCGGCCCGTCTAATGGCTTTGGAAAATAATTTAAATATTTTTAATATTCAACCTGATGAATATTCAATTATTTCCCCTCCGGTTCCGGGTGAATGGATGGAATGTGATTATGTTCCGATCGATTCCGAAGAAGTTGAAACTTATAATTTACCTGTTACAAGTAGCCTTGTTCAAGATACAGCAGCTCATAATTCACTTTCAACAATGTTCATGTATATATTATTCTTAATTTTTACTGGATTAAGTTATACTTTGATACCAGTTATCTATAAATATATTTTAAAACTCGTATTTCAATTTACCGGAACAATTATGCGCAATGAAAGGATATCAAAAATGGGCTATTTTGATTTAATAATGATAATTAGTTTTATCGCTATAGCATTTGTATGTTTTATCTTAGGAGAACAATATATTCTATACGGTGTAATACTTGCTATAGTCACTCTTCTTGGGCATCTTATTATTAGTTCCAAAAAATCAATGTCTACAAATTGGCCCATAAATGAGCTAGAACGAGAAAAAAGTTAAATAAAATATAACTGTTATAATTATTGTTATATTTTATATTGAAATTACCAAGGATTTAAACGCTTGATGAACCATTTACATTTGTAGCAACGGGTTTATAAGAACTTTGTAAATATTGGATAGGATCGCTTCTGCCTATTGGCGCACGATCATTTACTAATTCTTCCTCCAAGGTTAATGGTTGGTCAGCACCTACATCAGCGTTACGCGCTTCTTCAACCGGAGGGGTTGCTTCATCAATTTGTTTTTTTACTTCACCTCGTTTTTCGCTTTCAGACTTAGTGTATTGTACATAATGTGTTTTATTATGAACCACTGCACTACGTCTCAATAAAGTATAAGCTACGAAAATATAAAGAACACCTAAAACTGGATGGGAGTATAAAAACAATGCTACTGTGATACAGAAAATAACAAGTAAACCTAATGGTGATTCAACATAAGGCGATAAAGCACTGGGTGTTGTAACGGGGAATATTAAGTATAGAACAAATGTTACTAAAACTAATATTTCAGCGGGTTTAATCGAGTTGACTAGTTTTTTAAAATTCATTATATAGGATATGATGATATTTTCCTTCTACAATTATTAAAATAAAATTGAAAATCGGTTAAACATAATTCTATATAGTAAAATATACTAAATGTCTCAACAATGGAAACGACGAAAAATGATGGCCATGAAGGCGAAGGCCGCCGAAAAAAAAATAATCGAACTAACTGAAGAATATAAAGAAAATATACGTAACAACTCTTATTTAGGTAAGAAAGGTTATACTATATCTCGTTCTTCTATCAGCGAAGAAGATCAAAAGATATTATATGACGAATTAAATGTAAAACCGATTACAAGTGGAGTTGTTTATAATGCTGCTGTAGATGAAGGCGCGTTTCCAGTTTATCGCGAAAATGCTAAAAAATTGTATATTCCTAGATTTTATGGAATTCAACGTTATGGACTACCTAATCGATCAGAAATAACTGAAGGAGAAGACGTAAATGTAGTATTTCCTAAATCTTTACGTGATTATCAAGACAAAATTGTCGATGTGTATATGAACCATGTAAAAAAACCTATTTGTGTTGGTTCAGAAAAAATAGGAAATGGAGGCATTCTTGAGGTTCCTTGTGGTAGAGGTAAATGTCTCGGTATAGACACACCTATTATGCAGTATGATGGAACAATTAAGATGGTTCAAGATATAAAAGTCGGTGATATAATTATGGGCGATGATTCTACTCCAAGAAATGTTTTATCTATCGCACGAGGACAAGAACAAATGTATAGAGTAATTCCTGTAAAAGGTGACCCGTATATTGTGAATGAAAGTCATATTTTATCATTAAAATACAGTTCTACTGTGAATAAACATACACCCAAAGGAACTGTGCGCGATATTTCTGTATTGGATTATTTGGATTTACCCAAATCATATCATGGTAGAGGAGGTGTTCTCGTTGGTTATAGAGTTCCAATCACATTTCCGAAAAAGGAGGTTGATATTGACCCTTATTTATTAGGGTATTGGTTAGGTGATGGTGCATCGAGAGGTACACTAATTACTACACAAGAAGCGTGTGTTTTAAAATATTTAAACGAGAATTGTTTTAAAAATAAACATAAGTCATTATATTTACAGTATACTGGAGATCAATATGATTATCGAATTAATTCAGTAAATAAAGTAGCCAATGGTAGCAACGAATTAATGAATTATTTACGTGATTATAATCTAATTCAAAATAAGCATATTCCACAAGATTATAAATGCAATGATAGGGCAACTCAACTCGAATTACTTGCCGGAATAATCGACTCCGATGGGTCAAACGCATCGAATTCGTATGATATTATACAAAAAAACGAACAATTATTGGATGATATTATTTTCGTAGCAAAATCGTTGGGTTTCGCCGCATATAAAAGTGTATGTAAAAAATCGTGTATGTATAAAGGAGAAAAAAGAGAAGGGACATATTATAGAACAACTATTCACGGGAAAGGACTTGATGAAATTCCGGTAAAATGTCCGAGGAAAAAAGTTGAACCAAGAAAACAAATAAAAGATGCATTAAATACACGGATTCGATTGGAAAAATTAGAAGTAGATGATTATTATGGTTTTGAAATTGACGGGAACCATCGTTTTGTATTAGGTGATTTCACTGTAACACATAATACCGTGATGGCTCTAAAAATAATTTCACTAATTCAAAAAAAGACACTCATCATTGTTCATAAAGAATTCTTAATGAACCAGTGGATTGAACGTGCTGATGAATTCTTACCTGGTGCTAGAATAGGAAAAATACAAGGACCCGTATTTGACGTAGAGGGTAAAGATATTGTAATTGGTATGTTACAAACGTTATATGATCGAGCATTACCAGAAAACGCATTCGACTGCTTTGGATTGACCATTATCGATGAAGTTCATCGTATAGGTAGCGAACAATTTTCAAAAACATTACTTCGTGTTGTTAGCCCAAATATGTTAGGTATTTCAGCAACTGTTGATAGAAAAGATAAATTGTCTTGTGTATTGTATATGTTTATTGGACCAAAGATATACACGGAAGAACGAAAAGATGAAGATCCTGTTTGCGTTCGTTCTCTTGAATATATAGCTGCAGATCCACAATTTAATGAAACCGAATATGATTTTAGGGGTCAGGCAAAATATAGTACTATGATTTCCAAATTATGTGAATTTGGTCCAAGAAGTGATTTTATTGTGAAAATATTAAGTGATTTATTTATTGAAAGTAAGGAAAATAACAATGAGGCACAAATTATGGTTTTGGCTCATAATCGGTCTCTTTTAAAATACTTTCATGAAGCCATTACATTCAAAGGTTTCGCAACAGTTGGATATTATGTAGGAGGTATGAAACAAGCCGACCTTCAAGAAACAGAATATAAACAAATTGTTTTGGCAACATATGCTATGGCTGCAGAAGCACTTGATATTAAAAGTCTCTCTATTCTAGTAATGGCTACACCCAAAACAGATATTACTCAGTCAGTTGGACGTATTTTACGTGTGCGACACGATAATCCGGTTGTTGTGGATATTGTTGACCGACACGATATATTTCAAAATCAGTGGAAACAACGACGCAGATTTTATAAAAAATGCAATTATCGCATTGTAGCAACCGATAGTATTCGTTATAAAGGTATGAATATTGACTGGAAAACGGATAAAACTTGGAACCGCATATTTGACCCAAAAATTCATAAAAATAATAATGATGACGAAGGAACAGGTGGTAACCCTATATTACAGAAAAAATGTCTGATTAACATATCAAATCTTGATATTGAGAATTAAATACAATTATTGTATTTGTATAAAAATGTATTTTTTGTAATAAAATACATTTTTAACGACGACAGCGTCTATTTTTTGTTTTACGGCGACCAGTATAACGAGAATTTTTACCGCGTTTCATTTTTTTACAACGAACAGTTCTTCTTGAATGCCTGTATTTGCGACGTTTAAATGTTTTTTTTCCGCCACATTGACTTCCATTCGCTTGATCTGTGCTATGAAACATGGAAGGATGAAATGTTCCATCCCTTGCTAAAGGTGACGGATCTATAGTGCTTGAGTATGGAGGTAATACGGTTTCGGACATTTATATATATTATTGTTATATTTTTGTGTATCATTACAGCTGTCGAATATGAACAATACTTGGCTGCCCATCTATTTTTTGAATAGGAACCCATTTTTTAAACTTGTGTATAAAAGAACATTTAATAGCAAAACGCTGTTTTAAATCAACAAATTTATCTACGCGTATGTCTTGAAATTCTTCTTCATCATCACTTTCTTCGAGATAATCCAGGTTATCGTTCTCTTTAATTTTTCTAAATAAACCATTCATATATTTACTTGTTGTGTAGTTAGGAATATACGTTATTCCACAATAAATACGTTCGGATTTTTTACCAAATGCATATAAATGATAAATATCGTTCTGTAAATCTGCTTTTATTTCGAATATTGTATCTTCCTTATACTGGGGTTTGGAAAAAGTAAATCGTGGTAATGCTGGGGGAATAAAAAGCAAATCATTGGGAATAACTGGTGCAAATTTTGAAATAGACGGAACTGTATTTTTGGACCACGGATAATTTAAATAGGGAACAATCCTTTTATTTGAACGATGCTGAAGATGGTGAATTGTATAAGGTATTATATCCTTGTATTTTTCTGGTATAGTATTTTCATTCTCTTGTAATGTCCAAAATACAGGCAAAGTAGAATATAACGTTTCATTATTAATGAAAATATCTGGATTATCATTCATTAAATTATACAAAAAATTAAATTTTTCATTAAAAGGTTGCCTACTTGTATTAATACCCTGATAATACAATAGATCTTCTGTTACAAAAAATGATCTTACATCAGGTATTTCACAAAGACAACCATATAAAAGAGTTCCATATGCTAAATCGATTGGAATATTATCAGAAACAATCAATACATTTGTTATTTTTTTATCTTTTCCTAATTCCATCAAAAAACACACATTTTTTGTTTTGTAATATGTAAACCATAAAAATGCTTTTTTACCATACGGAATGGCTAATGTAATATTATATTCATTGGAAACTTTCTTATGTGAAATTGTCTCATAGGAAAGTTCAAAACTTGGTAACCGTTTGGTTAATTCACTTGTTTGATTAAAAGAGAGAGCTAGCATTTTTGACTTTGGGTATATACTACTCACACTACACTTCTATATTGTTTTTTTAAATATTTTATAGAAAAACCTTATTGCATATCCTCTGTAATTAAAGCATTTAATTCTTCATTCATAGCAATTAAATCGCTATTGGTTAGTTTTACACCTTCATCATGTGGCTTAGTATTATCAACCATTTCTTTATTATTTTCTTGATATTCATTCATCATAGATTTATATTTATCAATATGATGACCCACGAGGTCTTTTGTTTTTTTAGTTGTATATGTATCTTTAATATACCGTAATAATTGATCAGCTAAATATATGATTAATAAACTTATTATTATTGTTAAAAGATACGACATTATATATGGAAAATGAGAATTGTATTTCTATATATAAACTTATTTCTTAGAACCCTTTCTATTACGTTTTGTTCTACGTTTTTTATTTCTACGATGTTTTGTACCTCCTAATTGTAATTCTTCTTTAGGTTTTTCTGGAGCACCAAGTTCTGGTGTTTCAATATCCATTTGGGCACTATCATCCATAGGTGAAACACCCATTTGGGCACTATCATCTATAGGTGAAACACCCA